CTTTGATCAATGAGCCATACGACAAGGACAAGCCAAAAGCTGAACCTAGACCCAATCGCAACCGCGATATTCCCGAAGACGATATTCCATTTTGAAAGGATTGACATGAAAAAAACACTGATTGCAGTTTGGATTGCCGCCAGTACCACAGTAGTGTGGGCAAGTTGTACAACGCATACCTATTATTCAAATGGTAAGTATGTAACCTGTACCACTTGTTGCTATGGGTCTAACTGTTCGACAAACTGTTATTAACCAATGGCGCATGGGCAACCAGTAAGCCGGCGCAAAGGATTAAAAATGTTGAAAATCTTAATGGTCGTTTTGCTCACTGGGTGCGCGAGCAAGATACTAATTGACCCAAAAGCCAGCACCACGCCCGGCAACATCTACATCGACACAATGGAATGTGAACGCATCTCCCAAGATGTGCAATATTCCAGCGAAATGGCTAAATCTGCCGCTGTGCAAGGTTTGGCATCTGCCCTGATTGGCGCATACATTGCAAGTAAAACTGGTGTGCCAGTCAAGTCAGCCGCTGGTGCTGGTCTTGCATCAGGCGCAATTGTCGGCACTGGTTCAGGTGCATGGTCAACTTATCAACGCAGACAGGCAATTGTTAAGACTTGTTTGCTTGGTCGTGGTTACAAAGTTTTGGAGTGAATCAAATGAACATTGAAAATATTGCACACGAACACAAAGAACAATTCAGCGATGAATTCTTACGCTGGCTACCCGAGAACGCACACATTTGGATGGCGTTTGAGCAAGAGGCTTTTAAGGTCGTCAGGGCTGGCTTTAAGCACTATTCAGCCCGAACCATTATCCATGTATTACGGCATCATTCTGCGCTGTCTGAGCAAGGCGTAGATGGCTGGAAAATCAACAACAACATCAGCCCCTACCTTGCTCGACTGTTTGCCATACTGAACCCTAATCTTGCTGACCTGTTTGAATACCGCACAGCACACCGCGCACTGCGCGATGGGGTGACACGATGAGCACTTTTAACAAACCTAGAACTGCGCCAAAACCGAATCAGCAAGTGATGGATGAACATTACAAAGCGGGTTGGAACTCAGCCATTGAAATGGCGGCATACAGAATTGAACATGATTTTTTAAAATCGTTCGGCAAAGATACCTTAGCTAGTATTGCAATTTATTTGCGGGAGTTAAAAAAATGATTAAAAGCCAATCAATGAATTTTGTAATGGAAACAATGATGGACGTTGCAGAAGAATGGGAAATTAGCAAATGGAAAAGCAAAGATGACATGATTAACCCACATGCACCAATGATTGTGCAGATTGGCGACTTTGGCTACGAAGTGCAGTCATGCGGTGGAGACGGTGACATAGAAGGCTTTGTCATCATGTGCAAGCCTGAGCCAGTGTGCGAATGGCGTGGTATGGAATGTATTAAGTTGGAAGGCAAAGCATGACACAAAAAGCATTGAAGCTGGCGCTTGAGGCGTTGGAGTTTTACTACGACATGCACGAAGAAGAAGCAGACGCAAAAGCCATCACCGCCATCAAAGAAGCCTTGGCACAGCCAGAGCAGGAGCCTGTGGCGATTGTTCACCGGAATGAGTACAACGAATACAGGCTTGAGCCGCATGACAACTTTGACATCAAGAGTATCCCGTTCAATATTGATGTGCCTTTGTTTAAATCACCACAGCGCACATGGGTGGGGCTGACGGATGAGGAGATTGCACATGGCTGGAAAGAATCTTGGGTAACTGAGCAGGCGTGGCAGTCGGCAGTTTGGTGGGCAGAAGCCAAACTCAAGGAGAAGAACAACCAAAGGTTGCAAATGTGGGTAACGATTCTAAAAAGTGCAATCGTTCGGCACAAAAGCGGTCAATGATTTCAGCGGGTTCTAGGGCTTCAACAGCCGCCATAGTAGCGTTACCTATAACGCCATCATCGTCCACGCCTACCGCCCTTTGAAGCAGTTTGGAAGCCCTTCTCACGCCGCTGTTTACCGCGCAATCAAACACACAAAAATCTACGCCATGCGGTAGCTTGTCAGCTTGCACCATGTCCCAGTATTTAGCCTTGTACAAGGGCGCGACCTTTTCAGGTGTCAGCATCCGCATTTCCATTTCGTCAACAGCATGACCGCGCCATTCCTCCCAAACGCGCTTTGTCACGCCTAGATTGGTCATGCCGCCCGGGTCGGCTGGATGGTTAACATAGCCGCCCTCATGGACAAGTAGTTTGAGCAAGGCAAGGTCAAAATTTGAACGCATGAGCACCCTCACTTTGGGCTGGATTGATGGAGTAGCTGGTCTTTCTTTTGACTGCCAGCGGATGAGCCGAAATAAAAAGCAATGATGCCTGTCCACGCTGTACCCAATGAGCCAAGCATCAACATTAACGCATCGCTGGTTTTGAAGTGGTCGGTCATTAACCCAATTAAGATGCCAAAAAAGCCGATGGTCACGACAATCGCCATCATGCCCGGTATCCACGACTGCGTTGCCGTTTGCATATCTCGCGCAGATTTGCGGTCATCCACAGCAAGTTTGGCAAAGTCTAGACCTAGTTCTTGCGCCCGTGCCGCCATTGCAATTTCAGCTTCTTTGATTTTGGCTATTTGTTCAGCGTTCAGTTTGCCATCAGCAATGGTTTTGTTAACATCTTTTGCATCAATGCCAATGGCTTTGCTAACCGCATCAACAGCAAGTCCAGCTAATGGACCACCCAGCGCGGTTGCAATTGTCGGTGCAATTTGTTTGAGCCATTCCATTATTTTTCCTTTTTCTCTAATTCCATTTGCCGCCGTAGCTGTTGGACTTTTTCAAGTTCAATCTGCACATCGCGTTTAGTAGTCAATATATCAACATACAAAAAACCAAGCAATGGGAGTAGCAACCCTATGAGCACCGTAGCGGCTATCCAGCCCATTATGTCTGTCTCCAGCGACTTAACAGGCTGAGCCACAGCCAGAGGTAGAGGAGGAATATAGAAGTCACCAGCAGACCCGCTAGTTTGGCTTGTAGGTTTCTTTGCTTTTCCCGCTGTTGCCATAAGGTTTGTCTTTCCTTTGCTTCTTTGGCAAGTCTAGCTTTTTCTTGTTCTTCTTGTATTGCGCCACGCATTGCATAAGTTTGGGTGTAAATGTCCGCTAGACCGGGCGTTTGATACACCATGATTTCCCGAATTTCTGCGCTGAGTTTTTCCATCTGTTGTTGGCACAATATACGATTCATCGCGCTTGCCATCATGTCTGCATTCTTAGCGTTCGGGTCATAGACTTTTGCCCTGTTTTCTTCAGCCCTCAAAAAGTCATTCAGTTCATCCTGTAATGTCCAGAATTTTGTTAAATGCTTAACAATGTCTGCGGTGGCTTGTGTCTCATCGTAGGCTTTGTATTTTTCTTTTTTCTTTTGCGCCACAGGCTTGGGCGTGGTTGGCTTGGGTTTAAAAAAGTTACTAAAGTTACTCCAAAATCCAGTAACTTCCCTATATATGCCAACGACCTCATCAGCCGTGTCTTTGATTTCAAGAAATGACCGTTTAGCTTGCTTATAAAATTCTGCGCCTTGCCTGATAGCCGCCACGCAACTGTTTGCCGCAAGTAGTATGGTGATAGGGTCAATTTTTTCACCCCTTGTTTTTGCCTACATAGTAGTAGACACCGCCAATGATTAAGATAAGCAAGCCAGTAGTCAGCCAACTGATTGCGGTTTTAAATGCAGTTTTCTTTGCTTCGCGCCAGCTATCCAGCAAGCCGCGCAATTCCTTAACATCGTCACCAGCTTCATCATCGTGCAAACCAATGTCAGCCAATGCGCGTTTTGCGCCCCACTCTGCCGCCTCGCGCAACATGGATTTAAGTTCTTCATCTGTAATGTTGCGAACTGACAGAATAGGTGAATTCATTGTGTTACCTAAAAAATTTTCCAACCATCCAACACACTACGCTGAATCTTTCGCCTTCTTCCACATCTTCCACACCGTGCATGATGAATGATGGGAAAACCAGCACAGTGCCTTTTGTTTGTGGCGGGTAATATCTTTGATGCCCATCTTGCAAGAAGAATTTACCGCCCTTGAAATTATCGTTTAGAAACGCTAATACAGTCAATTTGCGGCACTCATCACCATGTTGAATAAAAGTGTCCACATGGGCTCGGTATCGACCGCCAGCAGGGTAGGCGAGAAACTCAGCTTGGTTAGCATGGGTAATGTCAAACTTCCATGCGTGATGATTTGCTGACAAACCAGCCGCCGCCAATCTGCCGCCAATGTCCTTGTAGGTTGGCAACATTACGCGCTTAACATTCCGCACTGTTAAATCAATGTTTTCACCGTTACCAATAAATGGCAATTCTTTTGGCACAGCATCTTGCGTGTATAACTTAACTAATGCGTCACAGGCTTGCAATGTCAGTATGTCAGTGTATGCACGAAACCGCATATCTTCTATTGGCAAGTTAAGTGCTGGTCGTTTGTCAAACTTCCATTCAGCGTGTTTGCCATCAGCGTCCACATAATGCAAGAATACTTGCGCTTGCCATTTGCCTTCTGTGTAGCGTTCACGCCAATGGTGCTTGTCCATGCCTCTATACAGCACAGCATCGCCCACAGCCATGTCTATGCGGCTTGCGTTAGCTTTGCCTTCATCGCCCATGTAGATAGCCCACACATCGCCTTCAAAGCCAAGGGTCAGCGTTGCGCTTATCTCGCATGACTCGCGGTCAGTATGAATGACTAATTCATCATCAGGCGCATACAGTCGCGCATAGGAATATGTTGGATACAGACGCTTGCCGCTTGCTTTTTCAAAGTGCGGT